AGGAACTAACGCTGTTTACTATGCCGCAGGAAATACTGGCGGTAATTTTCACATTGGCAGGGAAAATTCTGCGGGTACAACTTTTGGCTCTTCAGCATATGCAAGCGTTTTATGGTCTGAGGGTGCATATCCATTGGTGTTTGCTACCAACAATAATGAACGAGCTCGTATTGACGCAGCTGGCAATTTGCAAATGTCTGATGGCGCAGTTATGAAATATGCGCCTGCCCCTGCGTCCCTCAATGCAGCAGCTACGCTGACTAACGCCAACATCCAAACGCAAATTATTAGCACTACAGGCACTACTTTCACGCTGACAATGCCTTTGGGTACGACTTTGGAAACGCTGGCAACATGGGGTAATACAGACATCAGCTATGACTTCTATGTTGTCAACACAGCCTCTGGCACAGTCACAATGGCTGTAAACACAGGCGTTACATCATTGGGTACGCTTACCATTGCAACAGGTGTTTCTGCTCAATTCCGAATCCGCAGAACAGCGGCAAACACTTTTGTTCTTTATCGTTTAGGTTAATCAGGAGTAATCATGGCAACAACTTGGAAAATTACACAAACAGACTATCTGACCGCAGATGGATTTATAACAACCGCCCACTGGACAGCAACAGCAGTAGATGGAGACTACACAGCCTCTGTTTACAGCACTTGTGGCTTTGCTACTGCTACGCCAGCCATCCCCTACGCCAGCGTTACAGAAGCAGAAGTGCTTGATTGGATATGGGCTAATGGGGTAGACAAGGACGCAGTAGAAGCAAGCCTTGCAAGTCAGATTGAATTGCAAAAGAATCCAGTGACGGCAACAGGAGTGCCTTGGACATCAGCATGATTGATTTTAAAATGGTTCCAGAAGTTGAGGCTAATCTAGCCTCACACGAAAAAATCTGTGCTGAACGGTATGCTGCAATTCAATCATCTTTTGAAGCTAGCGATAAGCGAATAACTAAGATTGAATATCTTTTGTATGCTGTAATGGTGGCTGTATTGTTTGGCCCCGGCGTTGCTGCTGAGTTTTTAAAGAAACTCATAGGAGTTTAAGATTGATCCAATCAGCCTTTGTCTACTTGCAGCAGGTCTTGTCAAGAACATACAAGCTGGGTGTGAGCTTTATAAACAAACCAAAGAATCTTTTGTTGAAATTAAGAACACTGCTAATGAGGTTGTTGCCATTGGCAAAGAAATGCATGGATTTTGGCAACAACTTCTTAGTTTCTTTGGTAGCAAACCTAAGCCACAAATTAAAAAATCTGTGGTTAAAACTAAAAAAGCTGAGTATGTTGCTGTTAATGAAACTCAAGTTAAAGTTGACATTGTCAAAAACTTAACAGAGTTTTTTAAAATTCAAGAACAACTAGCTGCACATATAAGAGAAGAAGAGGATAAGTCTAAAAACATATACGAGCCTACTCAAAATCATATGGAGGCTGCTCTTAATAGAGTGATGGCACAGCAGCAAATGGCTGAATTAGAAATCACCATAAGAGAAACAATGGTGTATCAAAGTCCTCCAGAGATGGGTGCTTTATATAGTTCTGTGTTTGAAATGAGAGAAGTAATTCAAGAGGAACAAGAACAAGCTAGACTTAAACAAGAGGCGCAAGAGAGGTATAAACAATGGCAACAGCGGGAGGAAAAAAGAGACTTCCAGCAAAAGTCAACATATCTCGTAATGTCTCTAATCCTTATAGCATACCTCTGGATGTGGCTTCTATTCGTAGGCAAACTGGCGAGGACATAATGGGATGGATAGCAGCTTGTGTATTGATAGCGTTGTTACTTCCACTACTAGGCTTTTTATACCTTGATGTTTTAGAAGTAAAACACGACTCAAAAGTACAGATTGAGAAAGTTGAAAAGTTAAGAAGACAACTTGAACAGAAAGAAAGGAAACAAAAAAATGAATAAGCAATTAGAGAAAGACTCTACGTACAACACTTTTGACACTGATCATGATGGTGTCATCACTGACGCTGAGTTGGCTAAGTCAGAACGTATGTTGATGATTGAGAATATGGACAAGATGCAAGACCAGCAACGCATTATGGCATGGGCGGCTTTAGTGCTTCCTCCTGTTGTCATAACCTATCTTGCTTCTGCCTTTGTATCGCTAGAGAAAGTGAATGCTTTGAATGGATTAGCCACAACCTATTGTGCTGCTATGGGAACCATTGTTGTAGCATTCATGGCTGCTCAAGCTTATGTCAGGGGAAAAACCACTGATGCGTAATTTGTTGTTGAGTGTAGCTTTGTTTGTTTCTGCTTTTGGTGGAGGCTACTGGAAAGGTGGCTACGACAAAGGAGTAGAGACAGCTTTAGAAGTGGTTGAAGCTAATGATATAGCACGAAACACCGAAGCACAACTACTCACCGTAGCAACTACATATGCTGAAACATTAAGAAAAAATGAACAAAATGCCCAAAAGAAAATTACTGATCTCCGTGTTGCTGTTAGCTCTGGTGAGCGTAAGCTGTTCATCCCTGTCGCCACCCAAGCCACCAACTGTAGTGTACAACCCGCCACAGATGCCGCCCCTACCAGCGGAAGTGACGCAGGAGAAACACGTGCCGAACTTGACAGAAAAGTTGCTGAATCTCTTATCGCTATAACAGCAGAGGGAGATACAGCAATACGTAAATTAAATATTTGTATAAATCAATATAACGAAATTAAGGAAAAAATAAATGACCCAACTATCCGCTAACTTCTCCTTACATGAGCTTAGTAAGAGTGACACAGCCCTTAGGCTGGGCTTAGATAATACTCCCACACCCGAAGCAGAGGCTTCTTTAAAAATACTTTGTGAGAAAGTGTTGCAACCAATTAGAGACCATTATAAAAAAGGTGTGAAGTGTAATAGTGCCTATCGCAGTCCTGAGTCAAATGCAGCGGTGAATGGATCAAAAACCTCAGACCATTGCAAGGGCCAAGCAGCCGATATAGAAATACCCGGTGTAGCTAATGCTGAGTTGGCTCAATGGATTATGGACAACTTAGAATATACACAGCTTATATTAGAATTTTACACTCCCGGTATTCCTGACAGTGGGTGGGTTCATGTTTCCTACGACCCTAAAAACCTGAAGAAGCAAGAGTTGACAGCAACTAAACAAAATGGTAAGACGGTATATTTAAATGGACTTGTTGCTTAGCAGGTGATATAATGTCTTTTAAAAATATAAATATAATAGGAAGAGAATATGAAGTTTTCTTCTTAGATGATTTAAAAGACCTTGTAGGAAATTGTGACAACGATAATTTGAAGATACATATAAAGAATGGACAACCTTCTTTATTAGAAACAGACACTGTCTTACACGAAGTGGTGCATGCAATAGATGTTGCAATGCAGCTTAACATGAGTGAGAGACAAGTGTATTGTATAACGACAGGATTGATAGCAACATTAAAAGATAATCAACAGTTTTTAGAATATTTGTATAAGGCATTAAAGAAATGAAAGAAAATTTTACAGCAACACAAAAAGAAGTTGTAGCTAGAAAGATGGGCTATAACGGGCCTATGCATATGTTTGATGAGTTCTTGATGTCAACACCAGCAGAAGCAAAGAAATATTCTTTGATATCTTCTAAGGTGACAGAGAAGATGTCGAAGGGTGGCAGTGTCACTGGTTATGCAAAGGGTGGTCAAGTGGTGGCTAATAAAATGAAAGCCTCTCAAATTATTACAGAGCACACAAAGACGTATGGTCTTGACCCAATGCTTGAACTTTCTGCCATTGAAAAACTAGGAAAACTTGGTGATTTGGCCTTGCTTCAAGAAAATAATACAGTGGTGATATTAAGAAAGATAAAGCCATACATTGTTGAGTTTAACTTTTATTCCACAGACTCTCCTGAAAAACTGGCTGTATCAATGTTGTCTTTAATGAATAAGATAAGGGACGGAGAAGTGAAGGCTATGTACGGATTTTTTAAAGAAGGTGGATCTAGTGTCGTCACCTTACTTAAAAAGATAGGTGTTGCTGTAACAGCCTCGGATGTTCCTCGTTATGATTGGAAGGTTTTGGTATGAGACACGACAATGCTTATCATCTCTTAGGTATTCCAACTCTTCCTGAAGATGCTTTTAAACATATTGGCGATAGAAAGATTAAGCCACAAGGGCTTTTTAGCTTTCTTAAACAGGCCACCGGAATTGATCTTACCTTTGTTGACGATGCAGTTTCGCAAGTAGGTGATGTGGTTGAGGATACTGTTAATTGGGTAGGTGAGGAGCTTGGAAATGCTGGTGAGTGGATTGATTCAACAGTAAGAGACGTTATACCCGGTGGTTGGACAACTGTTATTGCTGCTGCTGCACTGACCTATGGATATTATTATTCGGGGGCAGAAACAGCCGCTGCTGCTGAAGCTGGTAGTGTTGCTGCTGAAACTAGTGCAGTAACAGGTGGTAGTATGGCTGGTATAGAAACAGCGTCTCTACCTAGTGCAAGTGTTGGCGTGACAACGGCTCCAGTGACAAGCGGTAGTATGCTTGGTGTAGAAACAATGGCTCTACCTCCTGCTTCCTCCAGTATGTATTCTCTTAGCTCTGGAGCATCTTCTGGTTTAGGACTGCAAGCCGCAGCGGGTGAGGGTTTAAGCTTAGCGGCTCCTTCTTCCTCTGCTGTCACCTCTAGCGCAGCCGCAAGTGCAGGTGGTATGGGTGCTGGTACAGGTCTTTCTTATGGCACTACAGCCCCCGGTTTAGCTTCAATGGGAGGTGGTCAGGGGCTTACCGCTGCTGCTGCTGGTGGTGGAACAGTGAGTGAGCTTGGTGTCTTTAATGCTCCTCTAGGGCCTTATGATATTCCTTCTTATTCTTTAACTGAAGCATACACCGCTAAAGAATTGACTAAAAAGAAAGAAGACGACCCAAAAGAAAAAGAAGAAGAAAACAAACCCGCAGAAAAAGAACCTCTTGATTTAACATCAGCTTTTGCTGCCTTAGGTACACTGTTAGCGTCTAGAGATGCTTCTACCAGAGGACAAAGAAGTTTTGCAGAGGGGGGTGATGTTGTTCCTACCACACCTACAGCAACACAAGCCGCAACACAACAAACGGCTGTTACACCAAACATGTTAGCCACTGCTCAACAAGCAGGAACCACTCAACAAGCTGTCCCAACTAAGGATGCAGTAGCAGAAGGTGTGGCTGCTCCAGCAGGAGTGACAGAAGAGAAAATGGTGGCAGATGCCGCACAAACAAAACTTGCTGAAAGCCTAACTGGTGTAAAAGCAGAACAAGGTGCTTTATCAAAAGAAGCACAAGTACAAGCTGCCACTGTTGTTCCCACTGAAACAGCAGTGGGTAAAGAACAAGCTGCTCAAGGAACAACCACACTTGTTAAAGATGTAGCAGATAGAACATTACAGACAGGTGAGCTTGTTAGTGGATCTGCTGTAGATCAGAAACAAGTTGAAGCTGCTCTAGCTAAAACACAAGCTGCTCAAGGCATTGTTGCAGAAGAGATGACTACACAAGGTCAACTTAATAAACTATTAACAAACTTTGATGCTGGTAATCCACCTCCGTGGGCTGCTGCTTCTATGCGTGGTGTGACGGCACAGCTTGCAGCCAGAGGACTAGGTGCTAGCAGCATAGCAGGACAAGCCATTGTTCAAGCCACATTAGAAGCTGCTCTTCCTATTGCTGCTGCTGATGCTAAAGTGTTTGAACAGATGGGTTTACAGAACCTGTCTAACAGACAACAAACAGCAATTTTGTTGGGAGAACAAAGAGCTAAATTCTTAGGACAAGAGTTTGATCAAAACTTCCAAACTAAAGTATTGAATGCTGCACGTATTGCAGACATTGCTGATAAAAATTTCACTGCTGATGTAACCATTGCTTTAGAGAACGCACGTTTAACAAGCACAATGGATTTACAGAACTTGTCTAACAGACAAGCACTGGTGTTAGCTAAGACAGCACAGATTGCTAACTTAGAAACAACTAATCTAAATAATAGACAACAAGTGGCTGTAGAGAATGCTAAAGCTTTCTTGACTATGGATGTAAAAAACTTAGACAATAGACAACAAACAACTTTGTTTAAAGCTAAGGAAATTGCTGACTCCATCATCTCAGACACTGCTGCTGCTAATGCAGCAAAAGCAACTAATGCAGCCAATGCTTTAGAAGCTGATAAAATAAATGCTCAGCTTGCTCTTTCTGCTTCTCAATATAGTGCAGCAGAAAGAAACAAAGTGGCTATATTTAATAAGTCTTCTGCTGATGAACTTTTAAAGTTTAATGCTCAGGAGGCAAATGATAGAGCAGAGTTTAATGCAAATTTAAGTACACAAATTAATATGGCAAATGCCAAAGTGTTGGCAGACATTTCTACAACAAACACAAGAGAAGTGAATGCTATGGCTGCCGTTAATGCCAAAAATGCTACAGAGTTGTCTGCTTCAACTTACGCTCAGCTTTCCCAAACCTATCGGGATAAGATTGAACAAGCATGGAAAACCACTGATAATGATAAAATGAGAGCAAATGAAATTGCTAAGACAACACTAGTTGCTAGCGCAGAAAAATACAAAGGTGATGCCACCGCTGATGCTGCTTTCTATTCTGCTATGGGCCAGTTGTCTATAGCGTTGTTAACCACAGGTGGAAGTAGTAGTGCTGTTTCTACAGTTACTGAATGGATAAAAAAGAAAATAGCTTAATAAGAAAATTATGAAACACATTAAATCTTATATGAACAAAATAGAAGCACTTATTGCTTCTAATAAAACATCCTTTGCTCCTAAAAGAAAAGGTGTAGGCTTTGCTGCTGCTAAAGAAAAACCTACAGAAGAAACAAAGAAAGAAGAGATGAATGTGAAAACCATTACAGACATTGTTCAAGGAATAAGAGAAGCTAGAGAAGGGTTTTTGAATGAAAAAAAGTAAACTAACACCAACAGATGTCATCACTCCTGTAGCTCCGGGTATCTCTTGGACTGCTCCTGAAAAG